CCTGCCCTTCCTGCTTACGGAAGTCGGTGAGCTGCTCCACAGCCTGCAGCACCACGCCACGTGCCACCTCCCATTCACGGTCGGTCAGTTCCACGGTTTCGTCGTGAGACAAGACGTCGGGCATACGCAGTATCATCTGCATCATCTCTGACGGTGTCACCTCTCCGCCTATCTCCTGCCCGAGCGGTCCTTCCTTGACCTTGCGGTAGAAGAACCTCTCTATCTCGTTCTCTGTCATCATTGCCATGTACTATCCTCCTATTTTCCGAACAGCTTTCCCAGCAGCCTCTTGGCGAGCCTCTCGCCCTCAAGCCAGCTGGATGCAAGTACGTCCTTGTGGTGTATGCTCTCGACATACTCCGCGTAGTCCATTCCGGCGACCACGGTCAGGAGCACTCCCGACTGCTTCGTTCCCCTGAGCGACTTCATGAGGTTCCTGGCCTCCTGAGGCCCCTTCCCACCGTCTCCGTCCTCTCCCGAGAACTGGACCACCGGTCCGGTGACTACCGGAACGCCGTTGTTCTGGACCACATACCCGATGGATGAACGGAGGTTTCCCGTCCTGTCCTTCCAGGTGTTCGCCCTGGCCTTGTCCCTGGCTACGGCCACGCATGCCTCTCCGATGAACTGCATCTGCTGTATGACCATCGCCACGCACTGGTCCTTGAAGTGATTGTCCACCTTATCCTGCAGCCTGTGCAGGTCGGTGTAGTTGGCCATGTTCCATCTCTTGTCAGCCATGCGGCCTCTATACGGTTATCTCGTATCTTCCCTGTCCGGGTATTCTCATGTAAGAGAGGACGTCGAACTCGCCCAGGTCGTCATCCATGGACTCCAGCCTGATCCTCTTGGGACGTACCGGGAGGGCCCTCTCGATGAGCACCGTGGCGCTCACCTGCCTGAAGTACCCGTCCTCGTACACTCCCTTGCTCGTATCCCTGTTCCTCATCACGGAGCAAGGAATGGCCTCGCTCCATTCAGCCTCCGCAGGCTCGGACTCTCCGTATTCGTTGAGCCCGCCTCCGGTAACAGTGAGATAGTATAGGTTCCCGTTCGTCCTCATCCTACCATATATGCGTGATGTCCTCGATGGAGGACTGTTCAGCACCGTCAAGCAGTTCGTCGGCATCCAGTCCGTACTGCGGCGCCCAGATCCGGATGCTATCCCTTACATCCTTCCTGACCGACGTGGATATCCCGTTCTCCGTCCTGCTCCCCTCAATGTAGCCGAGGACGAGCCGCACGGCAATCCTGAATATCCCGGCATCCATTGAGTATGCCTCCGTGCCTGCCTCCATGCCCGCGTTGAACAGCGCCAGCTCTATCGTCTGGTCGTCAGGGTAGAACGTGTTGGCAAGCATGTTGCACGTATATTTCAATGCCTCCGAATTCGTCATGACCGATACAATTCTCTATTGTTACTGATACTGAGTCTTGAGGGTATAGATACCGTCCATCTCAGTTATTACAGGCAGCGCCATGACCTCAGCCTTGGTGAACTCGACACCGTTGCTGTTCATGGTCTCGCCTACGCCCCACTGTGACACGCGGATGCGTCCGTAGTTGCTGTATGCAACGCCAGCCTCAGGCTTGAGCTCGTTGTTCGCATATGCGTTCTTTACGACGCCCAGCTTGCCCTCTGGGATGAATACCATGTTCGCGGTAACCCAAGGCTTGTTCACGGTTGTGGATCCGTCCGCGTTCTGGATGCGTACCTGGCGGCGTACAGCCTCGAATACAGGATAGCCGTTGGCCTGCATGTACTCGTTGATGTCGCGCAGGGTGAGGATGGAAGATGCCTTGTCGGTTCCCCAGATCATCTTGTGCAGCATCTTTGAGCGGCACATGTAGGATATCAGTGCAGGGTCGCAGAGAACCTTGGCGAATACCACCTTGTCCTGTGCTGCGTCTATCACTCCCTGGATATCCTCGAAGCAGTCTACTGTCTCGATGTTGGCCTGAGTCCACGCTGTGGTAGATGTTGCGATGTTGGTGCCAGGCTGGTTGAAGCTGATGCCTCCGCGCACGCCTGCCTCAGGGTTGGTTGTTGCGTCAAGAGTCACATTGCCCTCGTTGGACAGTCCCTTCAGGAACATCCAGTCCAGCTTTGTCAGCACGGACTTGACCACGTCGCTCACCTCGCCCCACATCAGGTTGACGAGCTGCTGTGTCTTGTCCTTGTCGCTGATGGCCTTGCTGTCCAGAATCTGCAGGATCTTGCGATAGTCCTGCACGGTCATAGGCTTGGTGATGGCATGACGGAGGATTCTCTCCTTCAGGGTCTGGAGACCCTCGCTTCCCAGGATAGGCTCCTTGGAGTCGATGCCGATGGTAGGAGCTGCCACTGTGATGTTATACTGTCCGATCAGTTCCTCGAAGTCAAGTCCGATGGTCGGAGTATCCCAGTCCAGGTAGTTCTCGAATATAACATTGTCGAACAGTCTCTTGTTGAGCTGGGAGACTGCATCGAAGCGAATCTGTACGTTCTTCGTCAGTTCGCCGAAGATTGAGCTGTAAAGTAATTCTGCCATGACTTCAAAGATTTAGATGAACAGAATGTTCGGGTTATTCTTCAGACATGGGCTTCCTGCATCGAACCATGCGGCAATGACCGGTGTCTTGAGGTGCTTCTTCAGTACCACGCAGTCATATGCAGCGGCGATGGCAGCTATGCCCTTGCCGTCGTTGATAAAGTCGGAACCAACCACCGCATTAGGTGTGTAGGTCGCAGTTCCCGCAGTAGTGCCTTCCACCAGCACCGCATTTGCGGTAGCGCCGGTTACTGCAGCACTGAAATTGAGAACGTCATATCCAGCATTGCTGGTGTCGATGCTTGAGATCGTGCCGGTTCCTTCTCCGCCTACTACGGTAACATGGTCGCCTGCAGCGAACGCATGGCCCTTGGCCACGCGTGCCTTTGAAGTGGTGCCGCCGGTCAGGACGGTTGCAGACTTGCAGACTGCAGCGGTGTAGTTGTCGAAGTCGATGTAGATAGGTGTGCCACGATACAAGACTGTGCCGAGCGCCAGGTTCTGGGTGCTCAAAGGCTGGAATCCTCCTGGGAGGATCTTCGCCTCGCCGCGCCAGATTGCAGGTACGTGCCCGGTCAGGGAAGTCTTTTGAAATGTAATAGCCATTTTCTAATCACGATTAAGTTACGGGGTCTCCGTTACTTGTCAGGAAGGTTCTTGGCCCATGCCTCGGCCGAAGCCTTGGCCTCCTTCTCCCTGTCAGCGATAGCCTCATGCGTGGACCCCTTCGGCATGAGCCTGCTGTTCACAAGGTCCTGCTTGTATTCCGTCAGCACCTGGTCGATATCCTCGTCGTCGCCGATCTGGAACCGCTTGAGGAACACGTCGGATATTCCAAGCTCCTTGGCCTTGCCCGCTATGGCCGCCTTCCTGTCCGCCTTCGCCTTCTCAGCCTTGAGATCATCGTTGGCCTTCGTCAGCTCGGCTATCGTCTTGTCGTTTGCCTCCTTGTACGCCTTGAACCATCCTGGAATATCTTCGGGATCATCCACCTTTTCAGTCTTGTCAGGCTTTCCATCCTTCAGTCCGTGCTTCTTCTCGTAGTTGGACACCGCCGACTTCTGCTCCTCGTCGGCACGGAAATCACCATAGCTCTGTAACACTGTCTGGAAATTGACACCGTCAACCGCGTCGTCAATTCCGTCCTCGTCCTCCACCGTCTTTGCCAGGTTCTTGGCAATCCGTTCCAGGACATCCTCGCTGACACCGACAAACTTCGTTTTCAGCGCTTCTAAGATTTTCTTCTTCATAAATTATGAGATCGCTTTAAAGTTGCTCACAAATTTATATTATTTTTTTCTCCGTTTCGTTTTCATTATAAACACCTCGCCCCTCTTTAACAGTCTTTAAGTTTTAGTTAAAATCAGTTAGCAACCCCCCTATTTATAGTGGGTAAATGTTAAATAGTTGAGTTTTATCGCATTTTTTCACTGAATTATTTTTGTTTTTAATATCAAAAAAATTCGTTGCGAAAATAATTAAAGCATTAACATCAAATTGAATAT